CATTGCTCTATAACGTACTCAATATCATTATCACCAATAAACAGGTGAGGAATACTATCCAATTCAATAACGTTAAATTTATATTTTACGTTTTCCCTATAATGTTCATCCATAGAAGCTTTCAGTGTATCTTGCCTCATAGAGCGTACCTCATATCTTGAAGGATTAATTTTAACTAAACTACCTACAGTAATTTCTGGTTTAACTTGAGGACCAACACAAACAACAGTTTGATATGGTTTTAAAGCACCAACTAGTGTAGTATCGTATAGCCCCGATGGTAATTTACAATCTTCTTGTGTATATCTATCAAAAGTTGTAATTACATTATTAAACAACAACTTAACTTTTTTTACTTTTAATTCTTTCATTTATTGACTCCCTATCTTTTATTATCTTATTCCAATATAAATAAAATTTACCTATACCCGGTAAATTAAAACTTGTTTTCATACTATCAAACTCTTCCTTACTAATACTAGTAACATCTACTTCTTTCATCTTCTCCTTTATACATTCAAAGATAGATCTAAACAGCATATTACCAATATCATAAGATATTCCAGCATCTCTAGATGCTTCTAAAATAACCTTCTTAAGTGTTTGGTGGTGTATCCTCTGTGCCATTATTTAAATCAAAATGTATAATTAGTCTAAAATTGTCTGCATCATTATTAACTCTTGGTATAAACTTATTATTTAACACACCGTTTTCCCCAATAACACCTTTTTTCTTCAATGAGCCTATTATAACATGGAAATGAGAATAGCTTAACCCACTTTCTTCACCAATTTTCTTTCTAGTATCCTCACTCCACAATACTTTCTGTATAAGTTCTTCATTATTAATCATAAGAGAGAGATTATGCCTCTCCCTAAGAATAAGGGAGAAGACATTCATCTCAGTGTTTGTAAGTTTATGAAGTGGATGTAAAAGTACATTTACATCTAACTCACAAACCTGACCATCAACCGATAGTGGAGAAGTCTCCCCGTCTATTGTTACACCGTATTCACTTAAATCTGTTAGAATAATAGGATATGGTTTTCTTATGTATCTAATGGAATAGTCGGATAAAGTAGAATTAGATTTGATAATTATTTCAGGAACAATACTACCATCAATGCTATGCATTAATCTCCACGAATGGTTTTTTAAAGGTTCCTTGTATGGTTTTACCAACAATCTGCTATATTCCAGATAACTAATAGGAATGACTGTTGTTTTAATAGTTGCTGTATTAAAGACGATAGTGGCAAACTCATTAAGAATTTGTACTATATCTGTTGGAAAATTAATAAGTATTCCACGCTCATCTATAGTAGCCCCACTAGCTAAAGTAATATCCCCATCAGATAGCTTCTTAACAGTAATAAGAGAATAGAGGTCTATTTGTCTCTTTGGAGAACCATCTACACCAACTTGCTTTATATTACTGTATGGATTTAAATAGTTTTTAACAATCTCTTCTTGTGCTCTTGTAAGAAATACAGACTTTTGCCATAAATCTAAAGCTGGAGAACCGTTACTAACTAAATTATTATATCCAATATCAAATTCGTTTGAGAATTCACTTGCAGTCATTATTCAGATAATGTTTTTAATTTTGCTTCAAGGTGAAACTTGATGTTCTGATTTTTAGGACTATTTATAAACTCCAGTACACTATCCAAAGTAGGTTCTTTAGAAGAGAAGCATAAAGGAGAATTATCAGGTAAGTAATAAAAATCACCAACTTTCTTGATAAATCCAGCGTCTACACAATCTTTAATAAGAATCTTTGTCTTAAGATACGGGTCTTTAGCAACACTAACAAACAATTTTGCATTAGCAAGAATAAGATTGTTAGCCTGCCCTTGCAACCAAACCAATGTAGCTTTAGGACTAATACTCCTGCCATCAACCAGTTCTATAATAGTTTTAAGAACTTTAATATCATCTTTAATAGCACCAAGAAGCATATAAGCTTCCATAGTAGCACTAAGTGATTTTTCAATTTGGTTTGCTTCGTCCTTATCAGATACGATTACAAATTTATAAGTTGCTCTTGGAGAAGATTGTAAAGCATTAAGGGAAGGAGCAATAATATCTTTATTAGCCAATAATACCTTCCATTTAATATAATCATCCGGGTCTTGTAAATTCAGGATGTTATCTCCTTTAGTGAGCCTTACTTTATAATTTGTCCAATAGTTATTTGTTTTGTTATAGACAGACAGCGCATTTGGTGGAAGAGCCATATACTCTTCTAAGAATGACTTTTCTGCATTAGTCAACACATTTACAGGCGTTTGACTAGATTCCATTATAGGAACGGTCAGTACCATACTTGCTGTTGCTGCCATACCACCATAAAAGACATGTTTAGGATTAGTAATAACCCCATTATCTCTAGGTATAAATCTAACAACTAACTTTTCATTTCTAAGACAACTGACTAGCGGTTGGTCACTTGTAGTTTTCTTAATATCTTCCCTACGGTGTTCCAATGTTGCTGTCTTAGCTATTTCACTTTTAACTTCATTACTTGAAGCATCTAAATCCAAATCAAGCGCAATCTCTGTACTTGTTTCAACAAAATTTTGATTTTCTTCCCTTTCTTCCTGTTTAGTACTCTTTGCCATAATTCTCCCTATTATGATATTATTGTTTATAAAAAATATAGTGGGGAAAATGGGTATCATAATCCCCACTATATGTATTACTTAAAATTTATTCTATGCTAAGATAGAAGGTATGATAGACATAGTTCTTGTCGGGTCCAAAATAAATGCACCCAACCATGCCATTCTGTGAATTTCTGCCGAATCTTCATCAGTACTCATATACTGAATATCAGTCTGTCCAGTAAACGGATTTCTAAGACCGGGTTTGAAACCTCTAACTTCTTCCTGTCCTTTTACTTTAGCAATCTGAATATTAGGCTGCTCAGTAGAACCAATGTACAGAATATCATATCTGTAGGATTCAGCTACACCACCCTTAGGGTGCAAAATCTTATTTCTAATAGGGTCATCATACAGAGGGTCAACTTCAACCTTCAGAGTAACACCATTAGGAGCCTTAAATTCTACAAACTGGAATCCAGCAGACAGAGAATTAGTATGGAACTTAGAAGAAGTCTTCTGAACCATACCAACATTGTCAGCATTTACAGTAAAGGCGGTCCATCCAGATACTGTATCCAATACAGCTTTGCTGAATTGAGAAGCACCCCTTTCACCAGTTCTTAATACAAATGTTCTATCTCCGTAACCCAATTTAGCAGCAGACAGTTCATAAAGTGCATCCTCAATAAGAGTAAGACTAAAGTCATTGTAGTAAACCACATTAGAGATTTCCATCTGCTCTCTGATACCAGCACCTTGTTTAATAACATTACCGGATTTACCAAAGTTCATGTATTCACCATTTCTATTTCTGTTGCTTCTACCATACATCAGAATGTTATTCTTTTCTTCGGAGAAGGTTTCTTCAACAGTATATTCTACATGATGCATCCATCTGTTAGCAATAACTTTCTTTCCAGAAGCATCAATAAAAGGAATACCAATAGCAAGCTTTTTGTTCAACATGCTGCCCGGAACCTTAGTCTTAATTCTAATTGCAGAAAACTCATTTCTCATAGCGATAGGAGACGAGTATCTCACGTCACCAACACCCCTAGACATTTCCTTTTCAACAGGAGAGTATTCAACACTAAATCTCTTACCAGTAGCGAGTTCATCGTAAGGCATTCCACCAACGACTCCACCCATAAGCTCTACCTTATAAACCACCTGAGTTCCCTCAAGTCTAGGTTCACCAAGAACCCTAAGAGGATATGCTTCATTCTTTTCTCCGACGATAACATTACCGTCTGCAAACCAATCTTCTGAAAAGACAAGAAAGAAGGGTTCACCTTGTACACCAGCGTTCCCAGAAGAAATTACACTTCCAGCAGCAGTACGCGCCTCTACAAGAGGAATGTTCTTTCTGGAGCTTCCAATTACTTCCCAAGTGTACTCATCATCAGTGTCAAAATATTTGACAGGGAACTGACTTAAATAAGTTTCAAGACTTTTACCCCTATGAGTAGCCAACAGTTGAATCATCATGTTGGTAGCCTTCTGAGGAGAAGACTGAAAAATTGCACCGATGTGATTCTCTTTTGTTAAACCCTTCCATGAGGTAAAGCCCAACATTTGATATTTACCTAAAGTTGCCATTTAAAAAAAATGTTAATTAATATTTATTTGTGTGTTATATATCTAGTTTCAAACCAGAATATGTATTTTCTTCTTTTGAATTAACAAAAGACAATACACCATTATTATTAAACTTAGTGGTATTTAAAGTTTTCTCTAAAGACCTCATAGTTTTCTTTTTCTCGTTTCTAACAGTATCTTTTATAAGCTTATCTACATTCTTAAACCCATCTGTAAGAGTGAATAAAAGACCAAGTTTATATAAAAATTCTGTTTTATTTTCTTTTTCAAATTTTTGAATAGGAGTAAGTAAATCGCCCTCCTTAGTTCTTTCGGTAGGTTTTACAATATTATTGTAAATAGCCTGACGAACAGCTTTATCTACTTTAATACCAGAAAATGGTTCTTCAGTTTCTACAATTTTCTTATGTAATTCAGAAGCCTGTCTTTCCCTTTCTTTCTGCTCTTTTATTTTAGCCTCCTTAGCTTCATCTAACACTGCCTGATATTCACTTTTAAAATACTCTTTATTACTTTCTAAGGCTGCTTTAGCATCTTCAATATCAGTACCAGCATTTATAGACTTTTCTACTTCTCTTTTTGCTCTATCCTGTTTAAATCCTCTATTTATCAAATCCTGATAAATAAGATTTTTACGAAGTTCTGTTGCTTCATCAGTTTCTTCTGATAAAGTATCTTCTGAAATACTATCAAGATAATTAATTACATTAGTAAATTTCTTAATATCATCTACTTCAACACCATTATCAAGAGCTTCTTTAACTCTCCTTTGTGCTTCTTCTAATCTTGCATTAACTTGT